GCCAGACACATATGTCAAAACAAATGAAGTTGAAATAATAAATCAAAAAGGACAGGTGATAGCAAATGAGAAAGGAAAGAATAGGAAGAGGTTATGAAGACTTAGCGAATGCGATTGTAATTCAGGCTTGTATTGACTACCAAGACCTGATTGGTAAGAATTCTCAGGCGGATATCCTGAGGAGAGAGTGTGTGGTTGACTTCTTTCACTCGGAGTTGTACGGACTGATAACAGATATCAATCCTGATATGCTGATTAAACGGTTGGAAAATGGCAGTAGGGTGAAGTTCCCTGACGAAGAGGAAGAAGAAGAGAAAGGGTGTGAAGTAGCATGACTATGAAACTGATTGACAACATTATTCTCCGCAGTGATATTCCTGAATATCTGATAGAGCGTGGCGTAGAGTTGCACACCACAAGAAACGGTTACCGCTGCAAGTGTCCGATACATAAAGGAGACAACGAGGACACTTTCTCCTGTAACGGTAAGAAGTGGTACTGCTTTAAAGAATGCACTGGCGGTACAATTATTGAACTTCATATGGCAATTGAGGGTGTGACCTTTATCCGTGCCATTGAAGACCTTGCTGAGATGTACGGTATTGATTTATCCGACAATCAAGAGTATGTCAATGCAAGAAACTACTTCTCAGAAAAGGAAGCGTTGGTTAGTAAGTATCAGAAGAAAGTAGATAAAGCGGTAGATTATCTGAAGACGAAAAGAAAGTTATCAGATGAGACTATCAAAGAATTAAGTTATGGTTTTAACGAAGAGCATGGTAGTATCGTAATTCCTATTCGTAACATTGACGGTATGTTCGTGGCAGTAGCCGAACGGAATTTCCGTGACGGATATCCTAAATATGTTAACGATAAGAATAACGAATATTACGCAAAAGGTGATATTCTCTATAACTTCGATAAAGCACGGAAGATTATGCACAAGCAGGAAAAAATCTACTTGTGTGAGGGTTACTTCGATGTAGCGTCTGCGTTTGACGAAGGACTTCCGTGTGCAGGATATACAGGTGCAACACTTACGCAAGCACAAATCAAGTTGTTGGCAAAAGAGTTGCAGGAACACGACAAGAAGTTTACGGTTCTGCTTGCTCCTGATAATGATGAAGCAGGGCAGGGGCGTATCGAACAATTAAGGGATAAGTTCAAACAGTATGGAGCAAACCTTAATGTTCGTATCGTGAAGATACCTGATGGGTTTAAAGACTTCAGCGATATCCATGTAGTAGGGTTGAGTATAGCAGATTTAGAATCTGAACATATCGATGTACTCTGCTGTATGCGTGGGGTTGATAAGTGTCCTGACAAAGAAACCGAATATCAGTATGCTATCGACTATCTCACAACAGTATCTAATCCTTTAATCAGGTCAGAGATAGCCGAAAGGTTAGCAAGGCGTTGGGGAAAGGACGAGAAAGATATCATTGGTATCGCAAATGGCACTCGTACAGAAGCCAGTTTGATAAACGATTTCAAAACTCCGTTACAATGTGTAAATGAGTTCAGGGACTTGTTATCAAACGGTACGATTGGTACAGGGTTTGCAGACATAGACCAAAGCACCAATCGGTTCTTCAAGAGTGAAGTAGTGATGATTGCTGCTTATTCGGGAGTTGGTAAGACTTTCGTGGCAATCGAGTTAGCACTCCACGCAGTATTCCGTGAGAAGAAGAATGTAATTTTCTTCAGTATGGAAATGAGTGGTGCGACACTAATCACGAGACTGATAGCGATGTTTATGAAGAAGAGCGAAGAAGAAGTGAAGCGGTTACTGGAAAGCGGTGACGATATGGCTGTGAAAGTAGAAGCGGCACTGAATAAAAAACTCTTAATCATAGATAAAAACAGTCTTACGATTAAAGACATTCGTACCTACATCAATGTAGCAAACACAATGGTTTTCGACAAAGGACAGACCGATATGATTATCGTGGACTACCTGCAGTATATGCCAGGTACGAGCGAATACACGGTAATGTCCGAAACTGTACGGTCATTTAAACCGTTAGCGAAAGAGTTAAATATCGTTCCGATTGTGTTATCTCAGTTAAATCGTGAGGGTAGACCGTGGGAAAAACCGAACCTTGCACAGATGAAAGGTGGCGGTGACATTGAAGCGACAGCCGACTGGATTATCGGTATGTGGCGTGATGGTGAAAATCCTGCGTTATCACTGGAAGAACAGGAGAGTAAACAGGACATCATCAACATGGCGATATTAAAGGGTCGCAGACGGTGCGGTCAGCGAGACTTTAAATATATGTTTGATGCAGAAGAAACAAGTTATAGACCAGTGTAAGGGGGTGAAAGTATGGATGATGAAAAGACAGTAGACTTTGCAATGCAAGGTATTCAGCGTGAGATTAAAAATGAAGTAAAGGATATGAGTATGGAAGAGTTACATTTACTTCATTCAATGTACAAGAAGTTTGACTTCCGTTCCTGCGAAAGAGTAAACGACTTCGTGACATTCGTTTCCACATTTGCTCGGTTCTTCGATAAAGAACAGATGGACAAACTGTATGACTACACAGAAAAGACAATCAAAGAAGCCTTGGCTGTTAAATGTCAGCAGGAATTGTTTAAGGCGATTAGCGAAGCACTGCACGAGGTTACTCATAAGAGCCTGCAGGAAGAACTTCGCAGGAAAGAATTAAAAGAATTTATGGACAGATAGGCAATGAATGTATTCAGAAAGGATGATGACGAATGACACTTGAACACTTATCTCCGTCTACAGTGCAGAGTTACAGGACTTGCGGTCGGCAGGTCTATTTTGCAAAGATACTGGGTGTAAAAAACCCAGTAGTCTATGCAATGACTTCTTACGGTTCTTCAATGCACGAAGCAATCGAAGCACTGTATAAAGAGAAATTAAGTAAAGAAGCCTTCATTAATCGTTTCGAAGATAAATGGAAGGCATATGCAAAAGAAGTAAACCAATGGAAAACAGACACAATGGAGTCACTGCTCCACGAAGGAAAGGTTGCTTGTGAAGACTTCTACAACAACATCTATGGTAAGTACGATATCGTTGGTGTAGAAGAAAAGTTCCTGATAAATCGTGGAAAAGGACAACTGCCTGTCTTATGTTATGCAGATGCGATAACAAAAGACGGTATCATACTTGATTACAAGTTTGGCAGGGGACTGTCAGGCGTGGCAGACGGTAGGGCGTATGCTTGCAATATGGCAACATATGCTTGGGCATACTTAGAATCTTGTGGTGAACTTCCAAAGATTGCTTTTATTAAGGAAAAGTGGAAGAAGAAAAAAGACAAGGAGACTGGTAAGTATGTCTTCAGCCACGACTGTTTTGTCGTAGAAGAAAGAAAGATTACTCTTGATGAATTAGAAGAGTACAAAAATGTCTACGATAATGTAGAAGTAGGCATACAGGCAGGGGTTTGGTTACCTGCACCTGACGACTCGTTCCTCTGTAAGACTTGTGGATACAGGTTGAACGGTATGTGTAAACGAAAAGTAGAGGAATGACGAATGATGACGAAAGAAGAAAAGGAGAAACTGCTCAGAGAAGCGGTGCTATCTCTTAATCCGTAGAAGATAAGAGAGGCAGGAGAAAAGACTGGTCATCCAGTCAAGGTAAGCGATGACAGGGAAGTCATCCAACTGGCGTCAGAAATGATTGTCTTCTACATTCCCGATGCTCCGAAGGAAATCATGATGACAGCGTTGTCCATGCTTACTATGGGTATGTTTGGAAATATTAAGTTTGGAAATATGAGGTGAAATGAATGGAAAGCGTAAGTGCAAATGGATTGATTAGAAACAAAGAGAATGTGAACCACCCGAAACATTACACCCAGGGGGGTATCGAATGTATCGATGCTATCAAAGCAGCGACTGTTGGTAAACAGGGTTTTGAAGCAACACTGGTAGGTAATGTAATCAAATATCTGTGGCGGTACGAAAGCAAAGGCGGTATCGAAGATATCGAAAAAGCGTTGTGGTATCTATCTCGGTTGCACAAAGAAGTTCTTGATAAGATTCTGCGGTATCGTATCGTGGCAACAGAGAACGGGGCAGGACTGGAAACTCCGTGGCACACGGTAATGTCTCCGAAACAAGGAGATATCTTTAATCAAAACCAAAATGCTCGGGCAGGTCTGTTAAAAGCACTTCTTGAGCGTGGCGGTTATTGTCCGTGTCAGCCGAACCAAAGCGAAGATACTATGTGTCCGTGTAAGAACTACAGAGAGGACGGAAAATGTATCTGTGGACTGTTTACGAAAGTACCACCACCACAGAAAGAGAAAGAAGTTATCGAAGCGGAAGAGGTGAAGAACGAAGATGCCAAAACCGAAAGCGTCGGAGTTGACTCCGAAACAGAAGATAGCAAGGAACAATAAGAAGAGAGGGTCTGCTACGGAAAGAGCGTTAGTACGGTATCTTACCGAACATAATGTACCTGCAAGGCGTGTTGTGATGTCTGGTGCTTTAAAGAAATATACGGAACAGTTGGCAGGTCTTGCAGAGAACTTCCGTGGCGATGTAGTTATCGAGACAAAGAGTAAACCAATCAGGGTTGAAGTAAAGTCTCGGCAAAAACTTCCTGCTTATGTAGTAGGAATGAGGAGAGGAAAGCCTTGGCCAGTAAAAGAAGTAACGCATTTATGTTACATCTTGACAGACGAGGAGTTTTTAAAACTATGTTCTGATAATGTTCTTCCTGAAGAACGATTGAAAATTGGGGCAGAGAAGTGCGGAGCACTTGTGAAATGGTTCAATCAGGACGATTCGGAAATAGTAGCGATGAAGGAGTATGGTAAACATAAATGGTATTTTGCGGTTAAATATAAGACCGCCAACAAAATAGGAGGGAAGTATAAATGATTACAGTTATTTTTGGTAAGCCAAACAAGAGTATTGATATTATTGGATATGGGGTAGATTCTTACAAAGACAAAGAGGGTAAGGAAATCTGGCGTGTGTATGGTATCGTGAACGCAGGTATGCGTGGTCGGTTGGTAAGTCGGGACTCCGATGTTATCAAAGACTTCTATACCGATGATACCACAGTAGTTATCTTCCGTAGTTCTACGGTGGAAGACGCCAACAAATGTAAG